TGTGTTGCAGTATGTAATAATTCATGTAAGAATGTTTCATCATCAGGGCGAATACTATCTATATTGAAATACATGCGTCCAGTTTCTGGAATAAAGAACCCATTAAATGGAAAATCAAATAATTCTTTATTAACCATTCTGTCTGCAACATATAATTCTAGGTGTGGGTGATTTTTAATATAACTCAATACCGAAATATATGCTTTATGGTTATTACCTAATTGATGCATGATAGATTGTAAAAGTATTTTTAATTCATTATCCGTTAGCTTTCCAGTACCTTTTGTTCTATTAGCAACTTTACGCATGATATTCATTTCAATTTCACTAGGTTCGTGGAATTTATTTTGTTTGTTATTTATAGATTTATTATCGCTCTTTACAGACATTTGAATATCATTTGTTGGCACGATTGTATATGTATTGTCATTAATGATAGTTTCATATCCGAAACGAGAGGTAAGGTCTTGATGAGATTTAAGGTAATTTTTACCGCTTTGGTCTAGTAAGTCTGCATCAATAACAATACCTTTGTTTTGTCGAGCGACTTCTGATAATACGTGGAATGCGTAGTCGGCTACTTCACTACCATTATTGAATAGTGCCGCTGGTTCATACACAGCATCAACTGTAATTTTACCATCTTTGATTTCACTATCAATAACATCATCATCCATAGTGATAATACCCATATCAGATAAATAACCGTCTAATACTTCTTTAAAGTCATCAGGGTCGATGAATTCTGGCACCTTAATTTCTACTTGGAATTTTTCACCTAGTTTGATGTTCATCTTAATATCTGTTGTATAGATATCGCCTTGATAGTTAGGAATAGATGCGTGCAATATGCCATCTTTATAAGCACTTAATCGCAAAGCTGTAGATACTTGATTTTTTGTCTTTTTGTCTTTTAATCTTTCTTCTGTTATCTTAGAGTCTTTGCTAATACGGTCGTCCATAACCTCTGTAACAACATCTTTGATTTCTCTATATACACGTTTAGCTAATGGAGAATTGATATTGTGTAATCGTGGAGCACCTTTTGGGAATAGCTTTCTAGCACCTACTCTACCAGCCATTGATTTATATTTGTTTTCGTTACCAATAGCAGGATATAAATATACGGCACGATTAACTAATCTACCCAACAAATGGTCGCCATTCGGATTATCCAATTCTTCCATAAGTTTATCCATGCCAACAGCCTTGACACGTGTTAAACCTTTTTGGAGTGCATTAAGAATGATAAAGTTACGCATTCTATCGTATCGACTAGCCGTTGTTACATCTGGAATATTATAATCTTTATCGAACCATAATTTTATGTTTTCATCGAAATGACTAGGACTATTCAAGAATGCATTCAACACCACTTGAGGTATTTTTACTTCACCACGGTTGACAGCTTCCATTAAATCACGTTGAGATGGGATTTTATAATCAGGTACTTTTTTTAGAATACCTTGCCAAGCTGGAGCATACATTGGTTCTTTACGCATTAACTGATTACGTTTTGCAATAATACCATTAAGTCTCTTACGATACTCAGATTTTGAAATAAATGGATGGTTATTTATATATTGAATATCGTCAGCAATACTATTAATAATATCCATATGCTTTTCCATTACTTCTTGTTCATTTTTGATATTATCACTAATGTCAATATCACCAGTATCTTCATTCGCTTGATGTTTCAAGTAATCTCTAAACGCTTGTTTCTCTTTTTTACCTTTATCAGTTTCCATTTTCAAATCATCGACCATTTTTAATGCATCAACTTCATTGATTTGTCCACCGCTTTGGATTTGAGATTTTAAGTCAGCTAATTTTTCAACATCTCGCATTACAGCTTTTTGCTCATCTGTAACCATGTCAACAGTTCTAGGACCTCTCGGTCTAGTTTGTTTTTTAGGTTTTGGTTGAGCTGGATTTAAGCCTAGTCGTTCTTCGTATGGAGTTACAATAGGCTCTTCTCCTGTAGGATTATCATGGTCAATAGTTTCTATATGGTCTTCTTGAATAGGACGTGCTTCCCATTTTTTATTTGGGTTTGGTACAATGACATTATAAGGACCAATATTACCACCAAGCACATCGTTGTTCTCATGTCTGTATTTTAAAGCATCTTTCGTGAGTGGCATTTTCATTCCAGTTTCACGACCAGTATGGGAAAGGTATTGTTGTATTTTCAATAGACCATCACGTGTTACTTTATCACTATTTAAGTAATCTGCAATTTGTTGGTCGTCACCTGCGATATTACGGTCAGATGTTGCTACTTGTTTATTATTAACAAATTTCTCTGGTGTACCATTTGGACGTACTGCAACTTGTGCATTTTTTCTGCGTGTTTCTTCTGCACTACGTTTGGCTTCGTCTATGTTAGCTTGTAACATTCTGCGTTCGTTAGTAGCTAAGATTTTACGAACATTTTCAAATTGAGGTCCAGTAACATCAATACCGTTTGCACCTAACGTAATAAGGGTATCTTTAATTTTACCTGCAAGAGCATGTTTAGCTGGTAAGTAATCTGCATTATCTTTTGGAGGAAGTGTGTTAATAACTTCTTCCATCTTTTCAGCAACATCACGATTTTGGATATAACTTTTAGCATTATCTTGTGTACGTTCTGTATTATCCATGTGTTTAACATAGTTTGTAATACGACCAAGTTCTTCATTTGTATATCCATTTCTGGATTTAATACCAGCTTTAGCTAAGTAGTTACGTGGATTTTTAGCTTGTTCATTACGTCTAATATCAGAACTATTAGCATCACGTTTACGTGCTTGCATTGCATTATGTACACGATACGCTGCATCCCTTGCTTTAATCGGATTATCTTTATACTCATGCTCAAAGTATGTTTTGTTTGGAGAATTCTCATATCGTTCATTATGATATGCATTCCTACGTTCGTTAATTGCATCAAGTTGAGATTGGAAAGCATTCTGCTTTTCTCTCTCTTTAATTCTATTTTCAATATCACGAACCGATGTTCTATCTGGATTTTCACGTTCAAGATTAGAGCGTTCTGCATCTGTTAGTTCAATGCCAAGTCTATCTGCCTTTTCAGCAATAGTTTCCTCTTGTGGCTGTTCTTCTACAGACGGTTCCTCGACTACTTCATTAGAACGTGTCATATCTTCATACAAACTACGAGAAAGTAGGCTTGCTTCTTTATTACTAAAGCCTAAGTTTGTAAAATTCTCAGCGAACATACGAGGAGATAAATCTTCAGCAGTTTTATCACCATGTAAACTCATAATATTAGCACGTTCATCTTGAACAGCTTCCATGGCTGATGCATAGTCTTCTGGTGCTTTTTTATTTAATACTTGGTTCACAGAGTTAGCAAAAGAGCTTTCTTCCATCATTGGGGAGTAGGAAGCATTAGAAATATCATCAATTTCTGTATTACCAAGAGGTGTATTATCAATGAATGTAGGTTCTTCAGGTACGATGTTGTTTAAGCCTTCGTTTTGAACCATAGGTCCTGCACTGTCAGCAATTACATCTTCAGTAGATGTTAAGCCAGCCATTTCGTCAGCTTTATTTAAGATTTTATTAGAAGCACCACGTACAGCACCACCTACGCCACCTACAGCCATGGAGATATTAAATGCGTCTTGTGCCGCCATATTCATGTCATTTGTCCATGTAGATGGGTCTAACATAGATACTTGGTCGTAACCCTCTTGACCTTTAATACGACCTTCGATAGCTTGTTGCCATGCTTCTGTGTAGCTTTCAACTGCACTGTTAGCTGCATTACTAAGTAAACCTTTTACCATTAGTTTACCGCCATCTTTGGCGAATGCACTAGCTAACATACCAACTTTGCCAGAAACACCAATACGGTCAGCGGCGTAATCTAGCATTGCAGGTCCCCAACCCTCACTTAGAGATTGTCTAAAAGCATCGCCTGCTACGTCTGTATTATACCCTGCATTACGGTAGTCATTATAAATAGAGCCAGCATTTTGTACGTTCTCAAGACCAGAACCTACTGCAAGTTCTGTACCGTATTTAGCTACTTTACTTAAACCAGTGGCAACAGAGCCAGCTAATCCCTCAGATACGCCAGCCCTTGCCAATAAGCCACCAATTTTACCTGCATTTAAAATACCAGCAGTTGTACCGCCTGTGGACATAGCCATAGCTACTTGTGGAACTACGTTACCGACAAATTGACCACCTTGAGCCGCCCAATAGTGCGGATTTGTAACTTTATCTCCCCATGATAAGTCAGATGTATCTGGGATTGTGCTTCTGTAAGCGGCTAGATTAGAATAGTAATTTGCTTCATTTTCGGCTTTGCCACGTAACCATTGTGCCGTATCACTATCTGATAAAGATAATCCATAAGATACCGCACCTAACATATCAGAGCCTAAGCGGTCTAAGCCAGCACTAAAGTTACCTACAAATTCATCGCCAATACCATCATAATGTGCCTTGCCCATGTAGTCATAGCCAAGAGTAGCAAGGTTATTACGATACTGGGCATCAGCATTTCTACTGGCTAACCCGTCTGTCCAATTTGCCATTTAGTTCACTCCTTTATCCTGTATAAGCGGTTTGTTTTTCAACCCCCCATGCTTTAGCTTTAGCATCTTGGTCATACTTTTGCCAACCTAATACAGTTTGGATAGCATCTCTGCCCTCTACTGTATCTTTATAAGGGGATAATTTATCAATAATTTGTTGAGTTGTTTTTGTAACATTACCATTCCAACCATCATAAGAAGTTTGAGCCCAATCGGCATCTGATGCTTCTGTAAAAGCACCCTGCCCTTCTGCTAAGATTTTGGCAATATCTTTTTGATGTGCAATAGTAGCACGTGGTTGACCCTCAGCATCTAAATATGAACCATCAGGTAGTTTAGAACCTGCACCAGAACGAGCACCAGCTCTAATATTTGCTGTTGATAATGCTTGCTCCATTTTCATACTTTGTAATGCTTTTTGTTGCTCAAATTGCATATTCGCTAATTCTTTCTTCTGAGCAAACGCTGTTTGTTGGTCTTGTAATGCTTGTTGTCGTTTCATATTTGCTAATGCCATTTGGTTATTGCTCATGTATCTATCAGCCATAGGGTCTAAACGTACACCCAAAGATGCACCTAGACTAGCTAACATCTTACTATTAGAGCTGTTATGACTATTAGCAATCATTTGAGCTAATTGACCTGCGTTAGTTAATTTCTGCGTATTATTAGCTGTGTTTGCCGCAGATACAGCTTGGTTTACTAACGCTTTCATTTGGTCTGCGTTATTTTTACTTAATGCAATTCCCATTTCGCCAAAGTAAGATGAATTACGCAATCCAGCAATTCTGCCAGCTTGTGTAGCACGTGCGGCTTCTACTTCTGGACTAGCTGCTTGGTAATGCATTAAGGTTTGGATTTTATCCCAATCAAGTTTTTCATTTGGGTCATCAAATGCAAAGCCTTGAGCTTGAGGATTGTTGTTCTGATACCGTGTCATAGACGTAGGAGAACCTGCTTGAGAAAAGGCATCACGAGCGGCTTTCTGTCTTGGAGATAAATCAGTATCAGCACTACGTTCAAAGTTATCGTGGAACCATACGGCTGCTTGTTCAGGAGTATCAAAACTATTCAACGTATTAACACCCTCTGGACCAAGCTCTTTTAACATATACTGAAATTGTGCTTCTGGAGTGCCAGATGAAATACCTAAAGACTTGGCAAAATCTGCCAAGCCTTGTTGTCTATCAGCACTTGTATATTGGAAAATACCATAGCCATGTGTTCCATTAACTGGAATTTCATTTGCATGTCCGCCACCCTCAATAATAGTTGGGTCCATATTAGACTCCATCATACCATTACCAATAATACCAGCGGCTGCCGCAGGAGTTAAACCATACCCCTGTAATAATCCCATGTAATCAGCCATAGTACCTCCTATTTAATATTTTGTGTTAAGCCACCATATGCTTGCCAATAATTAGGGAAGTCTTGATAGTTTTGGTCATGTACTCTCAAACCTTGGTTAGCTTGACCATAACCTTTAATGTAGTCAATAGCACCAGTGTTATTAGTCAAAGCACTGCCGATTGTATCAGCATTTAAACCAAATGCGTTTCGATAGCCACGACCTGCTAAGTCAGCTTGAATACCTAATGCTTGATTTTGTAAATTTTTATTGGTTGCATATTCAGGGTTTTGATATAAACCTTGAAGATTTGTTAAGCCAGATGTAAAACCTTGTTGACGTGCCAATTCTTCTTTTTGTGCTTGGTTATTAGCCTCACGCAAAGCACCTCTATCAAGTCGGTTATTAAACATCATGCCACCGATAAGACCAGCTAGATTACCCAATTGAGTCTGCCAGTCATTTTCATGTGTTTGGATTACTTGCATATTTACCTCCTAGAACGACTCTGCGTAAATGCCTTCTGCCAAGAACATATTGTCGTCTGTATCTAATACTAATTCATATACTTCTTCTTTATCATCAGTTTCAAGAATAAATGCAACTTTTTCGAAGCCATCAGCGGTTTCAACTCTATCCTTGCTTGTAATTTCAGATAAAGCCTTGCGACCATTCTTAGTTTGAAATACCTCTGTATCAGTTGTGCGAAGTTTGTGGTTTGCTGTAACAAGCAAGAAGATAGGTTGAATACCCATATTTCTGTTTTCTGTTACAGTTGCCTCACCGTGACGTGTTTTAACTTTATCTCCCTCTTGTACTTCAACAATAGGTTTTTCTGTTCCGTCAGCCATAGTAACTAATACATATCTAGGGAAGCATGCAATGATAGAACCAGCTAAGGATAACGCACCACCTAAGAAGCCACCACTAGAGGATTGTGTTGCAAATGTTCTACCATTATTTAATTGACCTTGCGTTTGTAACGCTTGGTTGGTAGATTGACTTTGACCTTGTGCTAAAGATAAGGAATTTTGTACAGGAGTAAACGATGCTTGATGTGCTTTTTGTGCGTATTCGATAGGCGTAGAAGCATATTTCATACGTTGGTCCATTAAGCCAGCCGCTGTTTTCAAGTTATTATCATAATCCTGAGACATTTGTGCTGCAAAGTTTTTCTGAACGTCATTTGTAGCTGTATTAAATCGAGAGCTATCAACAACACCTCTCTGAGCTAAGGATGCTAGATTTTTACCCATCGTATTTTCATACATACGATTAAAGTAGTTTTGTTTAGCATTAGCGAATACGTCTGGTAAAATACCTTGGCTAAGAGGAGTAAACTCATTCTTAATTTGTTGCATTTCCGCTGTTTGGTCATTATATAATTTTTGCCAATCAGGTGTAACAATATTACCAATTTGATTTGTACCATAATTTACTAACGCATCAATACTAGGTTGAATAGAGTCTAAGTATCTGCCTTGTAACGCTATTAGATGGCGTTCTTCTGGTGTTAGTTGTCGCTCATGAATAGTGGTTTTAGACTTACCCATCTAAACCTCCTTCGTGAAATAGTAATAAGTGCCATTTTCATTTGTTCGCTCTTCGTAAGAGCATTTTGCTAATCGAGCATAGGCTTTAGGATTACGACTATCTGTATAAGAAGCTATCCGTTTTAAGCCTAGCTTTTTAGCCATGCTATGAATACCTTTGAACCCATCGACAAGAGGAACTCCACACCCAATATCTATTTCTAATGTATCACCTATAATACCAAATGTTAAGAAAGAACCATCTTCTCTTAACCATACCATTGGGTGCAGTTCATAGTCCCAGTCATCTAGGTAATGTCTACCAACACGTTTCTGATATTCATCAATATGTTTTTGTATATTAGCTGTAAGGGCTACCGCCATTTTTATGAGCTCCTTTCAAGAAGTCATTCTGGTCTCTACCCTTTCTACTCTTTCTCCTCTTTTGTCCACCTTTAGTATCTGCGGAGGCACTAACCATGCTTTCTCTTTCAACTACAATATCAAACGATATGTACTTAAAGATAATTGGGTCATCTGTTTCAAATTTGAAACGAAGGATTGGAGAAAGAATTTGTGTTTTAAATTCACCCTGTAATTCCGTTGTGGTCCATTTATGTGTTAATTGTACATCGTTAATATAAATATACCCACGACCGTCATTTTCTTCAGATTGAATATCAATGTACGTTCTATATGCATTAAGGTTATGAGTATCTCTCATTTCCTTAGATTGAATAAGTTGGTGAATGGAATAACCATTGTCAGTTGTATATTTAAAATCGAATTCGTAAATTGCACCATGAGTTCCATCTGTGTTCATGGCTACCAATACATGATATTGGTTTTCACAAATTGATGTAACATTGTAAGGAAAAATCCATTTAGTATATCCACCAGTCCAGTAATGATATACAAACATTTCTCTACCGCATGCACCGCTCACGACCATTTGTTTTGTTCTTCGTAAATCGGAAATAAATGGTTTAGTAACATTATTTTTCAGTTCTGGGTTGATGTTATCACCAATATCCATAACATTAAAGTTAGCATATACTTGAGAGCTTTTGACGGATTTTAAACCACGAGTAGAAACGAATACAATATCAGAGTTAATGTTGTCGCAAGCATGTCTACTTACTACATCAGAGTTATTAGCAAGTAATGTAATGGACCACTCTTCTGGTTCGTTTTGAACGTCGTAAATATAGCCATTACTTTTAAATACTAATACGTCAGAAGCTAATTCAGCTATTGCAACAATGTCGCCACCATCACCATAACCAACATTAA